TTTTGGTTCTATTCCTGCACAGGTTTTATCACAGTTTGGACAGGATATAACATATATAAAGACGACAACACCTCGTACATATAATCCTACAACTGGTGCTGTGACAGGATCTGACACAAACGTAACTGTAAAAGGAGTTATATCTGTTATAAATTCTTCAGAAGATGATGGAACGATGCAGTCTACAAACGTAAGAGTATTGATTGGTGCTAATGAGTTAGGAGACTATTATCCTACACAGGCAGATCGTGTTCAATATACGCAGTCAGGTTCTACAGTAGAGGGTAAGATTACATCAGTAACAACATATAGAGGTGATTCACCTGTATATCATTCTTTATCAGTGAGGATTCAATAATGGCAATGTATTCTAAAGCAGGTAGAAAATATTTTGGAACATCACGAAGAGATGCACGTTTTTTACCTGATGATTTAAGAGAACTTGTAAATGAAGGTACAAGATATGCTGTTCTAGAAATTATTAATGATTTAGCTGAAGAAGGTCCAAATTGGAATGGTAATTTTCAAGATAATTGGATTGCAATACCTCTTGGAGAAGGTGCAAGTGGTAGTACTGGTGGCACTTATCCTTATCAAATATCAGATATTCCAAAATTATCAATTAAAACTAAAGAAGTCGGAAGAGTAAGTAAATTTGAAATTACAAACATATCTGATTATGCAGTTTATGCTTTAGATTTAGAGCCTGGAAGGTTTTTCCCTAGAGGTAGACCTGATCCAAGAAAACAACCTGTTGATACTGGTAAAAGAGATATTACAAAAGATACTTTTAGAGGTGAGCTTACAAATGGAATAGGCAATGCAAGAAGTACAGCAGAATTAGATTGGTACACTACTTATGTAAAAGGAGGTAAAATGAAGTCTGCTTTAAGTAAAGGTTTTAAGTTTGGTTTTAAAGTTTAATGAATTATCAAGCAATTAGAGCAGCCGTTGAGAATCCAATGCTTACAGCATTTTCTGGATTATCACCTTCTGTTCCTGTTTTTTTTGATAACATTACTGCTGCACCAGTTGGAAGTGTTACAGAATATGTACGAGTAAATATTACTTTTGGAATTACAAATGAAGTGACTCTCACTTCCAGTGTTGATACAGCAAGAGGTGCAATTATTATTCGTATTTATTCTGAAAAAGGTAAAGGGCCAGCAAGGAATCAGACTCTTGTTACCACTGCTGTTAATGTTTTAGAAACTTTAAATAATGCTGCAAAAATAAATACTGGTGTTTATTTTAAAACTGGTAATATTGACGGACCAACATTTTCTACAACAGAAAGTCCTCCTTTGTTTGAAGGAAGGATAGATACTTCTTATGTTGCTACTGTTTTAAGCTAAACAAATTGCAGAAAAGACGCTAATCTATAATTAGGTCTTTCATTTACGTTATGGCAGCTACTTGTTTATCTGGTACCTCTGGTGCTCTTTACTATAAACCTGCTGGTACTATTGGAACTTTTAACTCAAGTGACGTTACTATCGGTACGGAAACAATCACAGTCGATCCTTTTTTGAATTTTGAAGCAGGAGATCCTGTTAAATTTTCTGTTGTTAATTCACAGACAGGTGCTGCTGGTACAGGTACCTTACCTGCTGGTCTGACTACTTCAGATACCTTTTTTATTAAAACCTATACTGCTGCAACAGGAGCATTAACAGTTTCTGCTACTAATGGTGGATCTGCTGTTGATATTACAGATACTGGAACTGCTGCTTCTCCAAACGTATTTCAGATTGCTTATGGTGCTCATGAGAGTGTTTCTCAGGTTAGAGAATGGACTTTTGAGATTACTAGAGATGAGATTGATGTAACAACTATTGGAGGAACACCAGGACAGTTTGTGCCATTTAAAAAGTTTATATCAGGTTTTGGTGATGGTTCTGGTTCTGCAACTGTTTATATGACAGATGAAGATACAACTCTTGCCAACAGAATGATTAAGGACGTTTTACAAAGACAACAGGTAGGTGCTTCATTTAAACTGTATATAGATCAGGTGTTTAGTGGTGGTACAGTCAGTGATACATTAAGTCGTTTTATAAGTTTTGATGCAACATTAACATCTGCTGGATTCAGTGTTAACCCTGATGATCCTCAATCAGTAACTGTAGAGTTCAGACCTTCTGCACAGCCTACATTTGATTTGTCTAAATCATAATTGTTGAGATATTAGAATATCTGCATTAGAATGAGAGGGTAATAATATTATTTTTATGGCACAAAATAAGACTATGCGAGCGATTGATCGTTTGCGTAAAGCTGCAAATTTAGAAGCAACAAAAAAAGAAGTTACATTATCTGATGGAACGGTCTTTGAGATGTGGGTCACACCTTTGACATTAGCTGAAAAGGAAAGAGCCTTAAAAATATCAAAAGATGACACAAGTGATTTTGCATTACGATTATTTTTATCTAAAGCACAAGATGAGAATGGAGAGAAGTTATTTCAATCAGGTGAGATCGATATTTTAAAAAATGAAGTAAGAGATAGTGATTTACAAAAATTAATGTTATCTGTTATGAGGGAGGAAGAAGAACCTATTGACCCAAAAGGCTAAGTGCTGAATTGCGAAAAGATAATTTTATGATGTTGCAATTTGGTATAGCAAAAGAATTAGGCATGAGCTTATCTGAGGTTAGAAAAATGACTCTTGAAGAAGTCTTAGGTTGGAGTGCTTATTTTCAAGTATTGAATGAAAATCAAGAAAAAGAAATGGAAAAAGCCCGTAGACGAAGGTAGAATAAAAAAAATATCTTTTTTCAAGTGAGTATAGCCAAATACGAAGCAGCAATAAAAGTTCAACTAGAGGGTTTAAAAAAAATTAGTGATCTTGAAAATAAATTAAATAAAGTAGACAAACTTGCAGATAGATTAAGTAGAAAAAGAATAGATCTTAATTCAGGAGGTAGAGGTTCACAACGTGATGCTTCTGGTATTGCATCAAGAAAAGCAAATGATGCTATAAGAGGATTTATAAATGGATCAAGTAAATTTGGCAAATCAGTCAGTTCAATAAATAGTCAATTAGGAGATTTTAATGAGTTATTAAATATGACGGCTGTAAAAGGTACAGGATTATTTAATAAGCAGACAACAGCAGTAAAGGATTTAGCAACAGTTTTTACTCAAGCAACAGCAAGAGCAAAAGAATTAGCAGAAGCACAAGAAAATTTAAGAAGAACTGCTGATCCTACTAGGTCAGGAACTGTGGTAGAGGCAGAAGTAAGGAATAGAAATAGAAGATCTAGGGTTAGAAGAGGTAGAGAAAGGCAACAAAGATTTGAAAGAGCAAGAAGTAATGCTTTAATTGGAGGTGCTTTTCCTTTGTTATTTGGGCAAGGAGTTGGAGCCTCTGCTTTAGGTGCTGCTGGTGGGTTTAGTGGCGGTTTAATGGGAGGGCAAATGGGTTTTGCTCTTTCATTGGTTGGTACATCTGTTGGTGCTGCGATTGATGGATTAGTAAAAGATACAGCTAAATTAGGACAAGCATTAAGTCCTTTATCACAAGATATTCAAACAGTTACCACATCTTTGGGTTTACAAAATAGTGCACAGGCTGCACAATTACAGCTTTTAGAACAAGTAAAAGGAAAAACTGCCGCTTTTAATGTTGCTATGCAACTTATGGCAAATGATTTAGGTCAAAAAGGAGTAAATGCCTTAAAAGTTTTTGGAGAATCAGCTAGGATTTTAGGTGGTGAATTTAAACTTGCAATTACTAGATTACAAGCATTTTCTGCAAGTTTTTTAAACTTTGTTTTAAGAGTCACTGGAGCTAAAAAAACTTTAGATAAAGCCGATCAAGAACGAACTATAAATTTTGCAGCAATAAGAGGTGATGAAGAAGCAAAAGCAATACAAGCAGAACAAAAAAGAATTGACCAAGCACCTTTAATAAGACGAACAGGAGCTATGGGTGGTACTTTTATGGGTCAATCTCAAGAAATAATGCAAGATCAGAATGTATTAAACAGAAGGAAAGAGATATTTACATTATTAAATAAAGAAAGAGTAGCTTTGTCTAATATAAATCAAGAATCTTTATCTTTATCGCAAACTTTAGAGGATGAAGTTAAATTAAGAGAAAAAACTGAAAGATTAATAAGAGAAGGTAATAGTAAAACATTGGCAGAAAAATTGGCAAAGAATGAAGTCATTTTTGAAAAAGCAAAAGAAAATATACAAATGCAAATAACTTTAAATGAAATTTTAAATAAAGATGAATTAGATAAATTAAAAATAAAAGAAAAAAATAATACATTATCTGAAGAAGAAAAGAAAAGATTAGATGATTTAACAAAAATTCAAGAATTTTTAAATAATCAAAAGAAACATCAAAATCATTTATTGGATGAAGCTAATAAGAAAACTAAAACTTTACATGATGAAACTGAAAGATTAAAAGTTACAAGACAGGAAATAGCGAATTTACTGGCAAATGAAACTACTAATGCTGTTATGGGTCTTATAGATGGAACAAGAACATTAGGTGAATCTTTAGCAAGTGTTGCTAAATCATTAGCAAAAATGTTTCTTAATGCTGGTTTTGGAAATATGTTTAATAAGATCTTTAAGGTTACTCCAGGTGAGCAGGGTTTATATAACAGAGCAGGTAGTTTTAAAGCTTTCCAATACGGTGGAGTCGTCAGTTCTCCTACTCTTGGAATGATTGGCGAAGGTGGTGAACCAGAATACGTTATCCCGTCCTCCAAGATGGATGGAGCGATGGCTAGATATTCCGCAGGTGCCAGAGGCGGTGCTGTCATTCCAGGTGGTTCTGGTGCGTCTGGTACAGTTGCAGGTTCTTCTGGTAATACAATCGTTGAATATACTGGCCCTGTCCTTAATTTTAATGGAGATGAATACGTTCCAAAATCTGCTGTGCCTGAAATAATTAATACTGCTGCAAGACAAGGTGGTGAGGCTGGCAAGACAAAAGCTATTTCAGCATTAAGAAATTCTCGTAGTCAACGTGCATCATTAGGCTTATGAGTATTACATATCTAACTACTTTTCTTAAACTTGAAAATCCTACAGATCCTAGTGGTCATAAGCATTTTCAAAACAGTGTCAGAGGTGATATGAACACAACAACTGCTGCATCAAATCAGATAACAAAAGATGGTGTTAACTTTAATTTCCTACCTTTTATATATCAAGGTGCTGCAAAAACAAAATCTGGTGACAACTTAGAAGCCCAAATAATTCTTGCCAATAATCCTGTTGCAATGAATCATGTTAAACAGGCTTTACAGGATAAATGTAATGTTGTTGTACAAGTTTGTAAGATGACTGAAAATTTTACTGTAAGTCAAGTTCTAACAACAGAACATTGGCTTCTAGCTTCTTTTGCTTATGACGCTACGACAATAGAAGTTTTACTAAGTAGTTCTATTGATGCGGTTGGAACTACTGCTCCTAACAGAGTTTTTACAGAAAATATTGTTGGATTTTTACCTCGTACTGGTAACATTCAAACTTTATGAAGCCACACCAGCTTATAGGTTTACGATATAGGTTAGGTGCTGATCCTGACAGACATCAGGCAGCAGATTGTGTTTCTTTAGCAAGACATGTTTTAAAATATTACGGTATTAATTCACCAGAACCTACGAGAGATTGGTATAGAAGAGTAAGACGAAAAGATTTTTCTATATTTAAAGAACAATTAGAAAACTGGGGAAACGAGACAAATGAGTTTAAAATAGGTACAGTAGCATTATGCAAATCTAGTATTGGATATGGTCTTGCTGTTTACTGGGAAAATGGATGGCTGAATTGCGGAGAGCAGGTGGTTCGATGGAACCCCATAGACAGCTTGGCTATAGAAAAATATTATTACCCTTCGAGCAGGAACTTTGTCAGCAGTTAGGTATTAGTGAAGAAGAGTATTTTGAATTTTTAAAATATACATCAAATCTTAACGGTAATAGACCAAAGGAGTATGACAATATTCCTTACATTGTTAATATGCCTCAAGTTTTGTTCGTTGGAGGAACTATTAGTGGAGGTTTAACTGCTGTTGGTCAGATAGTCGTTGGTGTAATACTTACTGCTGTATCTTATTTTCTTACCCCAAAACCAAAACCTCCCAAAGCTTCTGGTGCAGCGAGTCTTACAACACCAGGGCAGCAGGGTGTAAGAAGATTTGCTCCTCAGACAGGATTTGATTCCGTACAGGAGCTTGCAGAGTTAGGTGCTGTTATTCCTTTGGTTTTTGCTAAGTATCAAGTTTTAGATAGTGTTCAAGATAATGATCAAACTAAACATGGTGGTATTAGAGTAAACACACAACTTCTTTGGTCACAAATGAGAAGTTTAGGTAAGGGACAGCAAATAAAAGGAATATTTAATTTATCTTCTGGACAACTTGGTGATCGTCCTGATTTCAATGGTTTTGCTATTGGTGATGTTCTTTTAAAAAATTATTCAGAAGGTAAATTCAGATTATTTTGGTATGACGGTGGTGAAAATGAAGATGGTAGATTTAAAAATTCAACACATAAATATCCACAGGGAACTTTAGAAATAGAAAGAGATAGAAATGGAAATATCAGGTCTGATGATATTGCTTTGCCTTTAGTTGATAATGATAGAACTCAGGGTTTTGTTGATGATACTTTTTGTGGCACTCGTACTCCTTCTACACAAAATGTTTTTGGTGCGTATAACCCTGTGCCAAATAGCATGAGATTTATGCTCCCTTATGAATTAGTAATTAAACAAGGCAATTTAGAAGGTGACATTGAAAGAAAAACTGTTATCAAAAGAGAAAAAATTCAAACAAATTTTCCTCGTTATCAAGCTATAGTTGATGCTAATGGTAATACATCAACAGGAACATTTAATGTAACTAAAGATAATTTAGTTACTTATCAGATTGCAAACTTTGATCCTAATAATGAGTTTGATTTTAGCGATTGGGGTTCTGAAGATGTTGCTTCCTCTATTAATTCTGATCGAGAAAATACAGATGATACTTTAGCTATTGGAGAGCAATATTTAATTGGAACAGCTAAAGGTATTTTAATTAGTAGTGAAGTAGAAGGAAAAGATAATATATGGGAAAAAGGTAAGACTAAACAGTTTACATTTAAAATTACCGAACCTGGTGAAGTTCAGGTTAAACCTGTAAAAGGTGCTCATAATCCTTTTGAAACTTTATTAATACAAAAATGTGCAATCGGTATTGTCACTAATAGCTACAAATGTGATGCCACAGAAATAGGTATAAAGTCAGTTGTTAATAAACAAATTACAAGTTTTACAAATGTAAATAGTCATCCTGGTTATTGGCAATATTACGGTGCTCCTGATAATGCTGGTATAGATGGTGTTGTTCATGATTACGAAAATAAAAATGGAAATATTTCTTTAGGACAATTAAGTAAATATGTTAAAAGATTTAGTTTTTTTAAATTGTATGCAAGAACAGTGGGTGAAGACGATTGGAAACTAATCTCAACAAATATTTTTGCTGTTTTAGGAAGAACACCACAACCCCAGTACAACTTTATAAGAGTAACTCATTCAGAGGCAGAATTAAGAGAGTTTAAATTAGAACCTTGTCCTGGAAATAAAGTGAAAGAACAAGTTAGTACTTCAGATTCTGTAAATATTAACTTACTAACTGG